GGTAATGCAAGAGCTGATGGCTATATGGCAGTAAAAGAATTTATTGATAATGGTTGGTTGAAATTAAGATGTGAAAATACTATTCGCCAACTTGAATATATAAAAAGAGATTTTAAACCTAACGGTTTAAATTACATTCAAAACAAAAAAGATATTAGAAAAGAACAGGCTGAAAGTCCGGATTTTGCAGATACTTTAATGATGGCAATATATGCAATAACATATCATTCCCATCTATTCAATGCAAAGATGCAAAAGAGTTCAAGCTCTTTTATAAATTCTGACTTTGACCCATTCGTATAAAGAAAAAGAGAGGAAAATCTTATGTGTTCAACTCCATCAATGCCTTCTGTGGCTAATCAAGTTCAAGAGCCTGTTGCAGCTCCAACTTATGCTGATGCAAGTGTTTCTAAAGCATCTGCAAAAACAAGAAATAAAACTGCTGCTCTTGCCGGTCGTGATATTAAAACTTCCGCTCGTGGCTTGGGTGATGATGCTAATACAAAGAAAAAAGAATTATTAGGTGAATAGCATAAAACCGCAGAGTGAAACTCGATTAAGTGAGGGCAAACGGAACGACAGGGCAAAGCCTGTAGTGGAGTGCTTGCCCGAGAGAAAGGTTTTACAAGACAAAAGGATAAATAAATGATTAAGAAGTACGATAAAAAGTATTTTGAACAAAGAAGGGCGGAATTAAAGCAAATTTTTGAGCAGATAAAACCGGATTTGCAAGACTTAGCTGATTATTTTGCTCCTAATGCGGTGAGATTTATTGCTAAAAATGTGAATAAACCCCATGTTAAGAGCAAGAAAATTCTTGATAGTACAACTTTTATAGCGGTTAGAAATTTTGCTTCCGGTATGATGACAGGAGCAACATCTCCAACAAGAAGATGGTTTAAAACCGGCATTATGTCTAAAGGTCGTGATAAAACCAAAATGAGCTATAATGCTAAAACTTGGTGTGCTATTCAAGCTGAACTTACAAGAAAAATTTTATATGCTTCAAACTTCTATCAATTATTGCCAGAAGTGTATGAACAATTTGGAGTATTCCTGTTCTCTTGTATGGCTATGGAACAAGATTATGAAAATGTTGTTAATTTTAAAGTACTTCCTATCGGCTCTTATTACTATGCTAAAGATAGTAGAGGGGTTGTTGATACTGTTTGTCGTAACTATATGGAGAGTGCAAAAAATCTTGTTGAAAGATACGGACTTGAAAATTGTTCGGATAAAGTTCAACAAGTATATAAAGACAGACCTAATGAACTTTTTGAGATTGTTCATTTTGTTGAACCTAATCTTGAATATAAAGAAAATTCTCCATTTTCTAATCAGAAAAAATTTATCTCGGTTACTTATGAAGTCGGAAGCGGTACTGATGGCTTTTTGAAAAAAGCCGGATTTGATAAATTCCCTTATGTAATCTTTGAAGCAAGTTGCAACGGAGAAGATGCTTATCCATCAAAAGGCTGCGGAATTTATGCTTTACCGGATGCAAAACAACTTATGACCTTGATTAAAGAACTCGGAAAAGCCGTTAAAAAAATGGTTTCTCCGGCATATCAAGGAGCTGCAAGTTTAAAAAATAAAAGATTATCAGATAATCCCGGCTTCTTTAATGAAGATGGTGATAACGGAGTTGGAATAAGACCAATTCATGAAGTTAATCCTCAAGTATTGGAATTAAAAACAATTATTGCTGAATTGAGAGAAAACATAAAATCAATTTTCTATAATGATTTATTTGCAATGATTTTAAATACTGCTGAAAGAGGAAGAACTGCAACGGAAGTAAACGAATTAAAAGAAGAAAAAATGGTTCTTTTATCTCCATTATTAGAGCAAATTCATACTGCTTTAAAGCAAATTCTTGATTGGATTTTTTATACTGAAATGGATGTTGGTATTCTTCCGCCTGTTCCTCAAGAGCTTGAAGGAGAAGAAATTGAAATTGAATTTATTTCAACTCTTGCTCAAGCTATGAAAGCTCAAAACATCTCATCAATGGAAAGATTTATAACCTTTACTGCTAATATGGCTCAAGCGGTTGACCCTGTTTTAATCAAAAAAATTAAGGGTGAAAATATGATTGATGATTATGCTGATTTTGCTAATATTGACCCATCACAAATTGCTCCTAATGAAGAACTTGAAGCAATAAGAGAGCAGCAAGCAGAAAAGCAAGCTCAAGCTGAACAGATGCAGCAACTTCAACAAGGTACAGAAATGATTAAGAATATTGGCGGTGCTGATAGTTACGGAGCTGATTTATTAAGAAGGTTGGGGATGGGTTAATGTATAGCGAAACAGATATTAGAAATTTTGTAAAGACTGTTTCAAACACTCAAGAAGGATTAGATTTTATTTGTTATTTGCTTGATAGCTTTGGAACATTTACTTACAAAATAAATTTAAACAATTCTGAATTTCATAATATTGCAAATGCAATAAAGAAAGAGCAAGGAGAATTTATCCTTGACCTTGTGAGAGAATATAATTTTGAAAAATTTAAAGAAATACAACAAAGAAGGAGTGAAGAAAAATGTCTGAAACAAATGAATTAGGTAATACACAAATTACAGATGATGCAGCTTCTAATAATGCTGCTCTTGATGGCGGTGCTAATGATGACGGTGCTGATGAAGATTTAAACAAAAGTTCTCAAGGTGCTGATGGCGGTGCTGATGATGATGGCAATAAAGGGAATGATGATGCCGGTATTTATGGAGCTCCTGAAACTTATAACTATGAAGCTATAAAACTTCCAAAAGGATATGAATATGATAAAGAAATGCTGAAAGAGTTTGATGCACTAAACAAACAAACTAATCTGTCGCAAGCTCAAGCGAATAAGTACATGGAGTTTGGTTTAAAACTTGCTCAAAAACAAGCCGAAAATTTACCGGCAATATTAAAGCAAGTTCAACAAACTAAAATTACTCAATTCCAACAAGCTCTAAATACAGATAAAGAAATTGGTGGCGGTGATAGAACTAAAATGAATGCTTATTTGGATGTAGCTGATAAAGGCTATACTGCTTTTGCAAATGATGAAGTTAAAGCAGCTCTTGCTGATGCCGGTCTTAATTACCATCCTGCAATAGTTAAGATGTTCCATAGAATTGGAGAACTTGTTGGAGATGATAAAATCTTTAATCCTAAAACTCCTTCCGGAGCTTCAACTGATGTTGCAGATGTTTTATACGGAAGCAATAACTAAAATCGGTAATTAAAAATCGTTTATAGAATACAAATAAAAAGGAGAAAAAATTATGGGTACAATAGGGAAAAACTATTTAACATTGAGAGACTTGTATTCACAAATGGAAGGTGATGGAAAAGTTACTGCTGCGATTATTGATTTGTTTGTATCTTCAAATGCTATTTTGGAAGATGCGGTTGCGGTTGAATGTAACGAAGGAACTCATCATAAAACAACTGTTAGAAATGGTTTACCTCAACCACAATTCAGACAATTTTATCAAGGGGTTGAATGTCAAAAAGGTGATTATACTCCTGTTACTGATAGCACTTCCATGCTTGATGATTATTCAGAAGTAGATAAAAAACTTGCTGACATTAACGGAAACACGAACCAATTCAGACTAAACGAAGCAGAAGCTCATATTCAAGGTATGAATAAAACCGTTAAAACTAATATTTTCTACGGTTCAAAAAGTAAAAATGCTCTTGCTTTTGATGGTATTGCAACTCGTTATAATAAAATTTCTACAACAGAAGGTGAGCTTGGTTATCAAGTTATTGATGGTGGCGGTACAGGAAATGACAACACTTCAATTTACTTTATAACATGGGGTGATAGACATACTCATTTGATTTATCCAAACGGCTCTAAAGCAGGTTTGCAAAGAGAAGATAAAGGACAAGTAACAGTTCAAGATAGTCAAGGAAGAAACTATGAAGCATATAGAGATTATTTCTCTTGGGATTTAGGTCTAAGTGTAAGAAACTATCGTTCTTCTGCTCGTATTGCAAACATTGATGTTTCTGCTTTATCAACTGCAAATGCAGCTGATTTAACTGATTTAATGGTAGATGCTTATTACAGAATTGAAGATCATGCAGTAAACGGCAAAACTGTAATTTACGCAAATAACACAATTAGAACATTCTTACATAAACAAGCTATGAAGAAAACTAATGTCAATTTGTCTATTGAAGAATTTGCCGGAAAACCTATTGTTAAATTCTTGGGTATTCCTATTAAGCCTGTTTCTGAAATTCTTAATACAGAAGCAAGAGTTGTTTAATCTTTGGGAGAAGATTAATAGTATGAGTTTTGAGTGTTTACTCTGTCTTGGACTGTTCGCATTAAACTGATACGGCTCTGCCTTACATCATCTGCTCACAGTCCGCTTTAAACACTCTTTTTATTAGTACAAAATTGTAAAAAGGAGAAAATAAAATGAGATTAGATAG